ACGACAATTCATTAACTCCAGACAAACCTTTGCAGCCAGATTTCAAAGTTAGTACAGAAATATATCAAGTTGAAAATGGACAGAAGTTTAGACTTGGAGACACAGACGAGTATTTTTGGAAGGCAAAAAATGAATGATAGAATTTCTTCTGATTTTCATGCTCAACGAAAGAGTAATAGATCAGACACAAAGATTTGAAAATATCAACAGTTGTTTATATTTTGCAAGACGTTTGAACAATCAACCAGATATTCCACTACCAGACGGTGAAATAGGAAAAATCACTGCATATTGTAAACCTGTTAGAAAAAAATAGGCTCTCAGATCGCCACACAGAGCCAAAACAATACCTCCGTGTATGATTGTAACCTAGAAATGCTTTTATTTTTGTGTAAATAGTATATGTGCCTTAACGTGAATTTAGTCTTTAATCGACCTCTCCCCAATTATCACACAACACAGAATCAACTTCAAAAGGGACTTTTAGGTCTGGAATGCAGTTTGACATGATGTCAACTATTTTATCTGCATCTTTTTTGTCTTTTATGTTGAAACATAATTCATCATGAACAGTTAATGTAGGACATAATCCCTCTTTATAACATTCTACCATAGCTTTTTTTGTTTGATCAGCACTTGAACCCTGGATTAGTTTATTAAGTGCCTTGTATGTAAAAGCTCTTCTAATTCTACCTTTGCTACCATATTCTTTTTGTGCCTCCGCAAGAGGCATAGCTTTTTTATATCCATACGAATTAGGTTCCCATAAATCAAACCTACATTTACGACCTAACCATGTTCTTATCACACCATATTCTTTTGCATGGCTAGAAGTTTTATCGGCTATACCTTTTACGAACGGAACTTTTTCGTGATATGTAGATAATAATTTGTCAGCCTCTTCTTCATCAACACCCATAACACTAGCAAGTTTTTTTCTACCCATGCCATACATAATTCCAAGATTAACTGTCTTTGCATTCTTACGAGATATACCTGCCATATCGGCTACCATCTGATGAAAGTCAGCATCTCCTTTATTATACATTTCTATCACTTGATCTATCTGAGGATGTTTATTTTGACCTGTCAAGCTACCACAATAATGTGCTAACCATCTTGGTTCTTGTGATGCATAATCAAAGGAACCCCATTTGTGGCCCTCCTCCGGGATAAACAAACCACGAATGAACTTTTTAATATCAGGATCTCGTGCAGGTATTTGTTGCAAATTGGGGTTACTTGAGCTAAAACGACCTGTAACTGTACCTCCGTCATCGGATCTTAGGGGATTAAAATCACAATGAATTCTACCTTCATGAGAATGTTCAAGAATACTTTTAATAAAAGTAGTATTAGCTTTGTTAAGTTCTCTAATTTTAAGAATCTTATTTGCAATTGGATGGGTGTGATTAGAGAGAAATTGTTTTGTAAACATGGGCGACCCAGACTTTTCTGTGCGAAAATAGTGAATCCCAAGGCTGTCAAACACTTTTGCTATAGATGTAGCGACCCAAGGTTCAATACTGTGACCTGTTTCCGTGGCTACCTCTTGAAGTAATTCCTTTTCTCTTTTAGCCAAAACTTTTTTTATTTTTTCTGCTTTATCTATGTCAACACGAACACCTTTAGTTTTCATATCTAATAACACAGGTAAAAGAGAGGACTCTAAATTAAATATTGAGTTGCATTCTTCTTTATCTAATAAAGGTCTAAAATGATCCCAAAGCTTTAATGTAACTCTAGCATCTTGTTCTGCATATGCCCCAACAAAACGACTTGGTAACTGCCACATACCAGACTTTGGATCCACTCCAAAATATTCTGCAGCCTTGTTCATCATCTTTTCGTTTTTCCACTCTCCAAGATATTCTCCTGCAAGTGAATTTAAATTATAATATCTCCTGTTTTCATTTAACAAAGGTGCTGCAATCATTGTATCGATTATTTTACCTTGAACCTCTATACCCTCAGATCTTAACCAACCCAAGTCATACATAGAGTTATGAAATACTTTTTCTATGTGAGGTGTTTCCATTTGTTTTTTTAACCAGGAGAAAACTTTTTTAGGTTGTATGTTACCACCACCCTCGTGTCTTATTGGGTAGTATCCTATAAAATCTCCTGCAGCCACAGCCACCCCAATGATGTATCCGTCTTTTCTACACCATCCAGGTCCAAGTTTTGTTAGATTAGGATCTCTTGTTTCTAAGTCAACAGCTATCCTATCATGTTTAGTTAGATCAGGAAAAGATGATGGTGGCGACCAATCACTTTCTAAACCAACTGCTACGGCTTCTTTTATTTCTTCACTTGTTAAATCTGGCATGTCGTCTGGTCCTTTCGCTTTAAACCAATCTCCTCCAATATTTGCTAAGTTATACTGATGTTTCTTTTTCATTTATAATTTCTCCGCCAAGTGCTGCGTATCCAATGATATCAATCCAAGAATCATCATGTTCTATACTCTCTGCTAGTCTAGCTAGTTTAACACCAATCATACAAGCAACCACTTCTTCGGGTGTTACCTCTCTAGCTAAAATAACAGACCAAATCTTTGCTATGCGTTCATGATTGAATTTTGCTGGCCCATATTCCTTGGCTCTTGGACCATTAATTAATTTTTCTGCCTCATCTAAAAAATATTTTCTATTTTTGTTCACTTATCCACTCCTTTACTTCAGAACATTTCCATAATCTAGTTTTTGGAGATACTGATATGGGTTTTGGAAAATTTTTATCATCCATCCATGTTTTTATTGTTTCCGAAGTTACCCCGAAAAATTTAAGTATATCTTTTCCATTTATATATCCGAGGTCATTGTTTAATTTAATATCTTCATTGTTTTTCATAAATCTTCATCCTTTTCAATTTCACCTTCATAATCTAAATCCATTATCTTTATTTGTTTCTACGATATGTAATTGTTTCTTTGCTCTTGTTGCTCCAACGTAAAAAGTTCTGATTTCAGAATCTTGATCAATACTATCTAAACATGCTCTTGATGATTCTAAAAGAAGTAAGACGTTGTCTGCTTCTCCTCCTTTTGCCTTATGGATCGTTGATATTTTTATTCTTGGATTCTTCTGTGAGAGGATCTTCTCTCCACTCCTCCTCACTGATCTTATGTATGTCAATTCTTTCGATGATACTTTCACTACTTGATCCCAATGTGTCTCCGCTGATACATTTAGACAGTCTCCCATATGATCTATTGAATATAATTTTTCGGGGTCTAAAGAAGTTAATGCTTTTCTTCCATGTTTGGTAAACACATGAGGCTGAGTTATTTTTGAAAAGTTCTTCCATTCGCTTATTGGCAGTTTTTGATTTTTGCATAGTTTTAGCCACACCTCTATTCCGTTAAGTACATTTGGGGAAATAGACCAACCAGAACCTTCTCGCCAATACAGGTATCCACTATCTTTAATTTTGTTAGCAACTTTATTGGCAATGTAATTAGTTCTCGCAAGGATTAACCACTCTCCAGTTCTTAGGTCTACATCCATGATATCATAATGCCAAAACACTGCACCTTTATTTGTTGTGGGTTGCCAATTTTTAATTTGTCTGGTAGAGATTCTTTTTACCATATCCTCTGCTATCTCATGAACCGACAATGGTATTCTATAAGATTTATCTAAAACTATTTTATTAGTACTAGAATTTAAGAAATCTTTTACATCTACTCCCATCCAAGAATAAATACACTGGTCATCATCCCCTGCATAAAAAACTTTTTTAGATTTTGGAACTAAAACTTTTTTTACCATCTCCCACTGCATAGGAACTAAATCTTGTGCTTCATCAACTATAAGTAAATCTAAACTCGGTCCCTCGCCCTGATCTATAAAATCTTGAATCATATCAACAAAATCTTTTTTTCTCATTGATCGTTTGTAGTCTATTAATGCCTGTTGAACTGTTAGTGCTTGTTGAAAGTTCATCCTACGGTCATTAGTATCACTAAACTGTTTCTCTAGACTAACACCACGAACACGAGCCATATTGATTAGACCAAGATAAGCATCGCCTCCTTTTCCTGCCGTGAACAAAGTTCCATCTGACATATTTAGTGAGGAGTTTGCTGAAAACTCTAATCCCACTAGCTTTCCTAGTCGAGTATAATCACTACCAAAAAGAACATCTTTTGTGCTTATGCCTAACCATTGAAAAGCCAATGAATGTAATGTTCTAAACCATACTAACTTGTCATCTCTGATATTCAGTTTATCTATGGTTCTAGTTTTTGCCTCTTCTGCAGCCTTTCGACTAAAAGATACAAAGCCTATTTTTTCTGGTGCTACACCATTCTTTAATTCTTCTTGAACGATAGATATAAGTTTTGTTGTTTTACCTGTCCCTGGTGGACCAAATATTGTAGTTTCCATTACATTTCCAACATTCCGTGACACATTTTACAAACGCACATACATTTTTCTATTTCTGCATCTATTTTTTTTATACATCTATCTTGACTAACTATTTCTGCAACTGCTTTATATTTTGTTTTTGGTAAAACATGATGCCATTGTAGATTTCTAGGATTTTCATTGTATCCACATCTCTCACATCCTCTTTCTACTTTAATTTGATTAACATAATCTCTTAATCTAGCTCTAGTTCTAGACCATTTACTTATGGTTTTCATTTCTATGACCCCTTCCTTTATTTCTAGTAGTAGGATTTTTTTTATCCTCTGATTTAAAACATGCTCCCTTTGCATATATCTTTACTGCCTCTGGGTGTATCCTCCATAATTCTTCTACTACATAATCCTCTATTAGTTTCTTATCTTTGTTACATTCTTCTCTGTCTTTAAAAACTACACCAGGATTCCAAAAGCTACACTTTCCCTTGCCACCTTTGTATCTGCATTCTTCAACTATAATTGTACAAAAAGCTATTAATACTTCCATTAGAACGGAACCTCCTCTTCTCCAACATCGATACTCGGAACTTGGATCTCTGGTTCAAACTCAGGAACCCACCAAACTCTTATGTTTTTCCACTCTCCTTTTGTGTTTTTAAATTTTTTACTACCATTAGCACTTTGATTATCATTTAATTCTTTTAGTCTTTCTTGTATTTGACCACGACTGTAGTTATCAAACTTCTTGGCTCTTAAAAACTGCATTAAAGAATCTAACTTAAAATAAGTTTTACCCTCCTCTGTCCAAGGTTTACCCAAAGATAATTCTTCTGATGATTGTGCTTGAACTCTTCCGTTACAATAATTTTCTAGCAACTCAAGAAACTGACCTTTGTACGTCAACTCCTCTGGAACTTCTATTTCGTTTACATTTTCGAGTAGAGAATTAATTAAAGTTTGCCAATCACTGTTCTTCATTATCGGAGGCATATAATTTAACTGCTCCATACACTGTCTTTGAAATTTCAAAGGCACTTGTAAATCTTCAGTAGATAATTCTAGTCGTCTTGTTTCTACATCAGCAAACCAAACTCTTGGTTCTGACAACACGACTGACAAACCACTTATCTCCATAGTTTGAATTTGATTACCTACACCATATTTTTTTGTTTTACATAAAGATTTATTACAGTAAGAACACAAAGGTTGTTGATCACATGTATAAAAATATTCTTTCTTTTCCATCTGTCCTTGTATAGTAACAATATCAGATGCAGGAAGTGGAGGATTGCAATAAGTTGTATTAAAATTTTCTAATAATGTTTTCCAATTATCAGGATCCATTTTCTTAAACATAACGGCAACATTGAACATAGATGTATTTCTGCCACCCTCTGGTATGCCCTGCTTTGCCATTGTTGATATACAAGGAGGACTTTCTTTGAACTGATCAGACGATCCACCAAAGTCTAAAGATAAAAAATCTTTTGGCTGCACAGTTCTACTCTCTTGCAACTCAATAAACTCTTCTAAGGTTGCCTCTTCTCCATCCTCTTTGATTGCATATCTCATAGTTTGTTCTGCATCAAAGTATGGTAGATTTATAAAATTACCT